TTCAACATTATTTTATTTTTATCTAAGTCCTTCTTTTCTTTGTTGTTCAGCCATATTGAGCTCATATCCAAGTTGATTATTTGTATAAGCTTCAGCTAATCCTGCTGCCCTGCTTACAATATCTCTATGAGCTATAGGATCTAATTTACAATCCTTCTTTTCAGTTTCTCCTTCTATAGCCTTATTTTTTTCACCTAAATTGGCAGTAATTATAGGCTCTGGTTTCTTTATACAAATACAACTGTAGGATGTAAGGTCAGTTCCATCTGTAATTATAACAGCATATTTATTAAACCAAAGCCTCCAAAACTCTTTTTCATAAGGTTTCCTATATGGATTATCTATGTTAGCCTGAATAGAATCATATTCAACAGGCTTAACTTTTACATTCCCATTTGCAACATCTCCAGCCATATGAAAATAATCATTATAGAGTTCTATTTTATAAGCGTTATCCCAGCCATATAAACTGAATTCTTCTATGTCTTTTTTCTTCACTTCAAAAGAATGGAGAAGTTTAGTAATTATTCTTCTACTGGTCTCATCTCTATCCCAACCTTGAGATATACACTCTCTTACAAGTTTTTCTTGAGCTTTAGTCAAAAGTATTGACCATTGCCTTGATGTATATCCAGGAGCTGCACCACTAGCTAAAGCTTCATATTCAACTTTAGCTTCATACTCCATTTCTTTAGCTGTAAGACCAGACATTATTTATTACTGTTTATTTGAGCTTCAATTTTCATATATAAAGGATCTGTAGTTTCTTTAAGGAACTTAATATGTTCTATAAGCTCTTTAAATGAATGATCCTTATCTTCTCCTTGTATAACATATGTAGAAACTCCTTTTTTCTTAATAACTCCAGCTTTTACTGCTTTGTAAATAAAATATTTAATTGGAGTGTCTTCATCTTTTACAAGACTGTATACAGTTTGGTGATCATTCTTAATAACTTTCTGAATTTCATTCCTCAGGAATTCCTTACTCGAATTATCATCTATCTCTTTATTAGATTTTTTATGAAGAAGATAAATTCCCAGGAATTCTCTCATTTTTTTAGGAGAATCTTTAATTGAGCCAAAGAAGATATAAATCTCTGACATCATCTCCATTTCTTGATTATTTTCAGTTTCTTCAAAATCTTGATCAACTAATGCAAATTTATAATAAGGTTTTTCAAACCTCTTATCCCAAGAATCTGCTACTTCATCTTGTATCTTTACTACCCTATATCTCAAGGCATCTATAGGATCTGCAAGATTAAATTCCATTCCCTTTTGCATAAACTCTGGGGTCTTTTTTATAGACACCTCTGATTCTGGACTATGCCAGTAATTATCATTCTTTTTATAAGGATTTAAATCCAAATCTAATAGTTGAGAAAAACATTTCAATTCATCTTCACTATTAAAAGGACTAATTAAAATACCTGTTTGTTTGTGCATAGGAAGTACGAAAGTTTTTTGTGCGTCTTCCCACATAAAATAGCCCTTATGAGAAGAATCTGAAATCATAGCATTATTCCTTCTTGGTATTGGTTTTAATCTTACCTTCTTATTTTGAAGGTAACCTTTTTCAAGTGCTTCTTCTCTAACTGAAGTTTCTTTTGTAACTGTCATTTCTTTTCTTATTTTGCCAGGTTAATAATAATTTAATTAAAAAGTTGAAAAGAGGGAGGAATATCCTCCCCCTTTGTATAATCTACCTTAGTATAGAAGGTATAAATCTACCAGTCTTTAATGGATTTCTAAGCATTATACCACCAATATATTGCTTGAATACTGCATAGCCATCCTTAGAAGTTGCCATCATTCTTGGAGAGCTCTGTTTGTTATATGGAGAGAACGGATCTCTCATTCCTGGAATATATCCGAAGAATTCTTCATTATCTTTAACAGCCACCTTCTGAATGTTAGGATTACCATTAGTGGTTCCAAAGTCCCAAAGGTCGAATGTACGAGAGCTTGCAAGACCTCCTCTTGGATGTGGAACTTTATTCCTTACTTGGTCATCTTTCATGGGATCTATAATAATGCTAAACTCAATACCATTAATAGTACGATATTTCATCATTTGTCCTTCTTCCAAGATTACTTTACCACCTTCAGTCTTAAAGTTATGGTCACTATGTAACCAAGAGAAAGAATCTGCCTTTTCTGAAGCAGCCTTATGGAAATCATAAGCACCATATTCTCCAGTAGAAAGTACAAACTTCCTGTTATCTTCTTTAAGCTTACCTACAGAAATTTCCATAGCAAAATCTGTAAGATTATCGAGGTCAAACTTATTAAAGTACTTAAAGTGTCCACCTTCCATTTGTTCATACAGGCCATAACCCGCCCTTAAGGTATTACCACTTTCACCTTTAGCTCCAAAAGAACCATCATCCAACCTGTTAGACTTACCATGTAGTAAAAGTCTTGCTTTATCCCAACGGAATTGTCTCATAAAATCCCATCCAAGTTTGTCAATCCAACGGGTTTGAGTATTACCATCCTGATCAACAAATGCAAATGCAAAAGGATGATTTTTGCCTTTAGTAATCATATTACCAGGCACTTCGTAGTTCTTCCTGATAACAGAAGGAACATTTTCCATCATTAATGGTCCTGCATGGTGAACCTCATTACCTCTCTTAGAAAGTTCATATTCAGCCAATCCATATTCTTCTGACCAACGAGTTCCACCTTCTAAGTCATCTACAGGAACAAATAGATTGTCATCTCCTGTGTGTAATTCTACAGTGCATCTCCAAGAACCTCCTAAATCTACAGGATCTTCAACAACTCTAAGTTTATAGTCATCAGGATATTCTCCTACTATAACAGAAGTTGCTGAAAAATAGTTCTCTGGAAATAGCATGTAAAATCTACTTCTTCCCAATCCAGGCTTGTCATCATCACTAACAGCACTGCCATCAGGAGTTAATCTTGCCTCTACTAGTGGAATATTACGCTCTTCCGAGCCTTGCAACATCCACCTATAAGGCCCATCCTCATCTATATAATGAGTGGGAAACTGGTCAATAAAACTTACAATATTATCAGCACCATAGTTAACTTCATAAATCCTGTCAATAGATTTGTTTATATATTGCGGATCCATCATTCCAAGCCAACCTAGGTGAGACTCCCTAGTAAGTTTAGACCAATGTTTCGGGTCTACAACTTGTAATTTTGATATTTTCTCCATAGTTATTTATATTTAAAAGTATTTTCTTATTATGTGCTTAGATTAACCAAACACTCCTTTCATCTTATCTATTGCATCTTTAGCTGCACCTTCTTCATTACTTGAAGGATCTGAAAATGCTTTGTTGCCACTTTTTGTTTTAAAAGAAGTGTTACTCTTAATCTGTTTTTTAATATCTTCAGTAGCTTTACTCTTAGTTCCTGTTACTACTTTATCCCATTTACCATCAAATATTCCATATTCAAGAAGAGCTGCCAGTTGAATATCAAAGTTAATAGGATCTTCCATCCTTTTAGCCCATACAGCATTAAGCTGCATTCCATTATATTCTTTAGCTGGTTGAGTTAAATTCTTCTTAATAGCCTCTTTTTGCTTAGGAGTTAATTTTTGTTTAGGAATTATTTCATCAGTCTCGTCTACTGTCTTTTCTAATTTTTCTAACGATTCTTTTCTCTGTTTTGCCGCATCCTCTTCTTCTTTCTTCTTCTTTTCCTTTTCTTGTTCAGCAGTTTCTTTAAAATAGTTTTGAATTTCAGGAAGAGCTTCTTTAGCTTCATCTATATCATCTCCAATATTTATTTTCTTATCAATTTCTCTTTTAATCTTATCATCACTAAACCTAGTTGTAAGTTTATAATGTTGAGTAAGAATATCTCTTCTCAAATCTTCCTTTTCTTCACTTTCTATGTCTTCTACTTTTACTTTGTCATAATGAGTCTTTGCATTAGTTATATTCTTAGCCGTGTCTTTATCAACACCATAATCAACTAAATCTAAGTAATATTTAACATCTTCATCATAACTTTCAACAATCTGATTCCTTATAGCTTCTGATTCTTGATTTTGAAGATAAGATAAAGCAGCTTCCTCTCCCTGCTCCTTTGCAATCTTTTCAAGTTCTGCAAATTGTTCTTCATTATCAAAAGCGGTGAGGTTGCCCTGTTCTAGCTGATACCTGGCAAAGGTAAGAGTAAAGGAATCATCATCACTTTGTTTTTCTTGAGTAGTTTCTTTTTCGCCAGAACCAGGGCTCTCACCAGTTTCTTCTTCTTCACCTTTGCCAGTTGAAGATGGTTGTTCTTCGTCAGTTTCTTCCTCCGTGCTCTCTTCAGGCTTTTCTGAAAAGATATCATTTATGCTTATTTGTTGCTCTTCACTTTCTTGTGAACCTTCTTCTTGCTCACCTTCTTTAGTCGCTGTATCTGTTTCAGGATTCTCAGCTGCGAACAAATCATTAATATCCGCAACTTGTTCAGTAGATTCATCAGTTTGTTTGCCAGGTTGTACCATAGTTGTAATTTTTAAACGTTAACAATATAATTTATTTATTTGGATTTTTCAAATATTTTAAGCTATAATTTTTCTGTATATAGCAATTAATATTAGATTATCTAATACTTAATATTAAGTTTATTTTTCATTATTCTTTGTATTTCATACGTTTTGCTTTCTCAACAGCTTTAGTATTCTCTTTATCTGCTTGGATCTGTTTCTCTTGCAGCTTTAATTTCTTCTCTTCTATCATTTTATCTACTTCAGACTTCTTTTCATCAAGTTTAAGTTTTCTCCTTTCTAAATCAGCTTTCTCCTTTTGCTCTTTCTCTTTTAAACTTCTTTCTTGTTGTTTATTATAAGCTTCAGTTCTTAATTTCTTTTCATCAATAGCAGTTCTTGCTATTTCTGATGGATCAGGTTGTCCAGTATCTTTTTTATCCCAATCATCTTGGAACCTATAAGCCTGTATTTGAGCAACAGCTAGCTTGGTTCTATTATCTTGATCAATCTTATATTGTTCAATCTCCCTGTCAAGCTCTTTATCTTGCTGTTCCATATCCAGCTTCATCATCTCAAGTTCTTGTTTTTCTTGTTCTTGTTGAGCTTCCATCTCTTGAGCCTGTTGTTGTTTCTCAGCCATTTCATCTTCAATCTCTTCAATCTTATTCTGAAGGGTTACAATGTCTTTAGCTTTCATTAGTTCAGTAACCATAGACATTGGAGCTCCACTTTGTATCAAGGTTTCAGATGCTGCCTTCATTCTCTCTAATATATTTGTATCTTGCCTGTCTGAACTTAAATATCCTGAATAATCAGTTTCATTAAAAACTTCACTATCAAAATCTAACATAGCTTCAGTTCCATCATTAAGTACGAAACTTCTTACAAAGGATTTCTCATCCCAGGCTGTCTTAGCCGTTTCTAACATGCATTCAAGCACCCTGATTTTAGTATCATCATGTACAGAGAACCATTTTTCAGTAATATGGGATGATTGTGTTACAGACCTTTCTACGCCTTGTGCAGTTTCCCTATTATCAATAGCTCCTTTACGTTGAGGAGTAATACCAGTAATTTCACTAATTCTATTCTCTATAAAACTAAGAATTTCAAGATGTCGTGTAATAAATTCAGCATCCCCTATTTCTGCAGTTGTGCTTCCTTGGGGAGTAGATTGTCCTGAAAGTTTACCCATAGCTGCTCCTTTATTCCCTTCATTGAAAGGGTCTTCAATCATAAGGTTCATATTATAAAGATATGAAAGAAATTTACTCATATCCCAACCTTTAGGTATCATAGCTGAGTTAATCTTACCTACCTTACCAAGATATTTAGCAATACCAATCTCAGTACGATACATTATTACATTATAAAGATACTGATATTCTTTACATAAATCAACTAATGATCTTGCTTGATAACCATCTACATTAAATGAAGTTCCTACTATACCAGGATGAGAAGCTGAAATATTATCCATCCTTCTCATTTGAACTTCACGAGGTTGACATCTTAGGTATATATCCTTTCCAACTCTTGTTCCTTCATACCATTCTGTTATCCATTGCCATTCAACTTTCTCTCCTCTTTCACTATCAGGTTCATAATGTTCTGATACTATATCCCTTTGAAATTGATCATTCTCATCAAAGTATTCAAGAATTCCTACTTTAACAAATCCTCTCCATACTGCCCTGGTTACTCTAACATTACCTTCTTTGTCATACCATCCTCCAAAGATAGATGCTCCTTTTTGATTACTCTCAAGAAATGTTCCAATTCCTTCTTGTTCAACTAAATCAGAAAAATCTATAGGATCATTTTCAAGTTGATTTCTAAATAAAGACTTCCTGGCCTTAGTATGATAAGAATAACCTTCTTCAAGTTGCCTGATTTGTTCAGGTTTAAGATCTTCATAATATCTATCAACTACTTCTCCAGGAGGTAAAAATCCATCTTCAACTATAACTTCATTATCTTCAATCTTATAACTGTTTCCCCCTCTCAAAGTAAAGAAATTTGCAGGGTCTCCTTTTCTTACTACTGGTTCATTCCCAATAATATCAATTACATATATTTCTTCAGCAGCAATTGTAAGATCTTCAAACCCTCTGCTAAACTTCTCATTTAAGTTTAATTTATTAGTAAGATACTGAATGACCTGATTGGCCATTTTCTCCCTTGTATCCTTATAAGAATATTTTGACCATTTAGCAAACTGCTCTACTTCTTTTTGAAGCTTTTTTTCATCTGTAATTCCAGATGTTACCTTCTCAATGGCAAATTCTTCAAATCTTTCTTGTAAATCTCTTACTTTTTGTGTAGTAGCTTCAGAATCATTCATCATAAATATAGGATTAAAACTCCTATTTCTCTCTTCTCCTATTAATAAGTTAAGATTAGGATTTATAAGAGGATAATTCTTATAGTTTATGGGCATATCTTGGAATTGTATTTTAAAAGGGTCTACAGCTCTACTCATTTCATCCTGGTCAACAATTCCATTAACCAAGTTGTAATTTATAATCTTATTTTTCCTTGTAGACCTTATCTTGTTGGTTCCTTCAAATTGTCCACCATGAGCTGATAACCCTGCAGCAGAATCAATACATTGTTTAAACCAACTTGGGGTTTTCTGCGACTGGCTCTTCTTTTGAGCTGGAAATTGTGAAGGAGAAACTTTTAAATCACTAGTTGACATAGTTTTCTCTTTAAGGTATTAAATATAGTAAATTATTTCATTAAAATCAATAACTATGATAAAAAATTTACAGCATTATAGCTTTCATTTTTCATATTAGGTCCTGTTCTTTTAAAGAATGGATCTTCATTAAAGAAATTTTTCCTATTCTTTGAATCTTGAGATGTTTCAAGTTTCATCATATCTGCTCTAAGTATCATAACCATTCCAAATGCACTAACCCTGTCAGCATTAATATCTGGATGCCAAGCAATTAATTCTTTAATAAGTCCTATACTTCTTAAGGTTTGTAAATTCATTAAGGGTGGAACCTCATTACCTTCTTCATCAGTTCCACCCGTTCCATATGCATCTTCTATTAACCAATCTGCAATTAATCTTCTAGCCCAAGCATTTACAGCCGTAGATGACTGTGTACCCTTCTTCTTATTTCCATAATTATTAGTAATTTTTGCCAGGTCTTTCTCAGCTAAAATTTCGGGATTATCTACTAAATAATTAAGAGCATTCTTGTTATAAAAGTATGCATATAATCCTTTTTTATCATTTTCATAATTAATTTTTGCATTATAATATCTTGCAAGCCTATAACAAAGTTCATAGAATTCATTTGCAGTGTTAGGTCTTCCTGTATATTCTGCTACTATCCT